AAGTGTTGCTCCTTGTGCAACTGGGAACCGTCTGTCGATACAATCGAACCTGAAGTTGAAGATGACCCTTTGGATGGTGTAGAAACACTGTTCGAATTGCCGAAAAGTTTGACAGCGGACCTTCCTGACTGGATGGCGACCATCATTGAGCATGGCGACTCTGGAGTTTCTCCGGAAGAGGTTGCTGCAAAGATCACCCATATTGACAGTATGGCGGATGCTTTGCGCGAAGTGATTGACATCTCAGACAATGATGCATTTGTTCAGGGAAATTCATGCATGAAAAGACCAAAAACCCCGCTTAGAAGCCCTAAGCGTCCCGGTTTCATCACAAGGACTTTGGACGAAGTTGCTGATCGGGCCACTGAAAGGCTCGTAACAAAGCAATCCAGGCAGTTGACTACGCGATTAGAAACCCTCGTAGAGTTTTGTAAACACTACGCCTTTTTCATGGCAAAGTTTTCACTGGTACTCTACATTGGGTACACGTTGGTGTCAATTGTCATTCGTTCTAGACAAGTGATCAAGTTCACAGATGTTGACGATGACGATGAAGATGTCGACGAGGGTGGACTTATCCACGTTGACGAATCCGTTCCTGAAAACCAAGCACGTACTGCAGACTACAAGATTGACAGTGACGTTGGCAAGTTGATTGACTTCGTTGATCCGGCAGATTTGGAACATCCTCCTGCACAGCATTGGGAGCACTTGTCGGCTCCTGGGGCAGTTTTTTCCGAGAAACATCGGGACAAGGCTTGTCTCACAAAGAAGTTACTCACGGGGCGTTTGGAAGTATTTGACAAGAAGGACAAATTTCTTGCTTATGCTCACTTCTGGAGTTCCAACGTTGTCATTCTTGGGTACCACTATGGAAAGCGAGCATCGTACTTCATGTGGAACAATCAAAAGATTCTAGCGAACACTGACACGCTTGTGCGGGTAGTACCTAGTTCTGATACTGCTTTGATGCAGATTCCCGTGATTGTCAACGCTTTCCCTATCGCTTCTTTTTGGAACGATTCCCAATACCCAGGAAAGAATTTGACTTTGACCCTTGATCGCGATGCTGACAACCGTGTGAAAATTGTGAATACCAACAAGGTCATTATGACTTTCGAGAACAGAGACACAAAAGCTCTCAGAGGAGCTTTTGAGGGAAATTGGACCCAAAATGGCGACTGTGGCAATTGTTGGAAGGCTGAGAACACCAGAGGCGAGTGTGTGATAGTCGGAATCCATTTGGCTTTACACGTCCAAAATGGAAAAGGATTTGGGGCCTTTGAATTCCTGACCCGCACTGAGATTGATTACAAAGCTAATCAGTACCTCGCTACCTTTCAAGCTGTCTTACCCATCTTTGGTGCTCAAGAGTTTGAAGCTGAAAAACTTCACAGCAAATCGAAGTTGCGCTTCATTAAGGGTGACATTGGCATTCATGTCTTGGGTACCAATGGAAAAGAGACTGGATTTTCACAAGGTGGCTCGAAGATTGTAGTAGCACATCAAGGGCTTCATGCTGCTCTCAATCCAAATTTCGTCATTCCTGACTTGCAAAAGATGACGAAAGAGTGTGGAGGTGAATGGTATGACACGTACAAGCA